GCCGGAAGTCGTCAATAACTTTTTGCACATCATCAATCTTTTGGTTAATAGCTGTTGCAGATTTACCCCAGGCTGTATTTTGTGCATTAGCCTCAGAGACGGCAGAACTTAGCTTGTTCTTAATAATCTTAAAGCGCATCATATCGCTAGGCGTTGCCATCTCTTCTTCTACGATAGCTGACTCTAACCGATCATGCTCTGCTTGAAGTTGGTCAAGATTAAAGTCTTTGACGTTGCGGAGATAGTCTATATTCTCCTCTGCCATAGTCACGGCTTCTTTAAGTTCAGCAATCCTTCCCTTGTCAGCACCAGCCTCTTCTAAAGCCGCAATCCTTGAATTGATATCCTTAATAGTTTTCTGACTAGGAATACCAGCGGAACTTACTATATTTAGAACATTGGTTTGAATATCTTGGCCAAGATTAGATATCTCACCATTAAGGGCACTCTGTTCTCTTGTTGCCGAAACCCTAAACTTATTTGCCAAGGCTTCAGCGGTAGCATCAGGAAGACCTCTAGCAAGCCCACCCTCATCACCAATACTGTCAGCCAGTTCATCGGCAAACTGTATCTTTTCTTCTATGGTCTCAAGGCGATCATATGCGCCATTAAGCCTTGCCGTATGTGCCCTGCGCTTTGCTTTTAAGACTTCATTGGCGGCTTCCTCTTCTGAGTATTCCTGACCAATTAGCATCTCATAGATATTGTTTGCGCTTTCATCTATATACTTGTCTATGTCGCCCAGGGTAGAACGAGCCATATCCTCAATAGCAAAGTTCATCTCCTCTAACTGAGACGCACCAACCGCTCTGGCCTTGACCCTTTCTTTCTTGAGGTAGTCTTCAGAGAAATTAAGATAATGAGCGTTACGTTGATCATCTAGCCGGAGAGTTACATTCTGAGCCGCATCAGGTGAAAGCATACCAACAACATCAGAATAACCAACAGTCACGGCGTCCAAGCGATCTGCCAGTTGATCTGGGGTCTCACCCAGCTTCATTGACTCCAGGTACTCTCTGCCCATAACAGACTTGGCCTCAACCTGGATTTGTGTGCTAAGGCCCTTAACAGCCGCCTCATAAGCCGCCGCTTCTGGAATATTCAAAGTTGCTGGGTCGCGGCCTTGTAGGTCAAGGAGAGTGCCACGGGGGTCTTCTGCCCCAGCCATACCACCTCTGATTTGGGCAGTACGTTGTGCATCCTTAAATGCAAAGTCAGCAATCCGGTTCATAGCATTAGTAAATGTCTCTTGCGTCCGAACTGCCTCACGACCAGCGGCAAAGTCGATGGATGGGACACCTGATGGGGCAGTCGTCTGAACTGGCTGATATGTTAGTCTGTCAAATAAATCTGCCATTACTTGCCTCCGGTGAACCCATACCCCTGGTAGGCTGGGGCGTTAATATAACTCATATTCGCTGGTGCGCTTGTCCCTCCTGTCGGGACTGGAGATGTTGGGGTGCTTGGGTTATACGGCGCAACTTGCGACCCCATATACGCCGCCTGGCCAAAACTAGATATCATGTTGATAAAGCCTTGACGCTTCGCCATAGACCCAGCGGCTATATATTGTGCAGATTGCATAGCCCCTGATGCCTCAATGATCTTACCATTTAACTCAGCCATCTGACGATTTTCTCTGGTCGTATAGAAGTCAGCAACACCCTTACCCATATTATACATAGCCAGGTTTTGGACAGAGCCGGAAAATGGATCAATGGACCCAGCCGCCGCTCTAGCGTTTATAGTCGCCATATTACGGGCAACATTCTTGAGAACCTCAACTCCATTACGCATATGATTAATAGCCTCTGCACGGGACCGCAGTGCCTGTGCCCTTGCCTGTAATTCAGCTTGTCTAGCCTGGGCACCATATAACTTAGCCTGGGCACGACCCATAGTGTATGAGCCTATACCCCCTGCTACTGCCGCCGCTATTGCTACATATTCCATATCACTGCCCCACTGACACTTTGTAGTCCAAAGCAAGCAACGTCATATCTAACGGGACGCTTTGGGTTATGGTTATCTGGCCCTCTTTGCTAAAACCAAGGATTGGGCCAACGGTCTTAACGCCTGTATATGGCGTAACTGCGGCATCAAGATTGCCCTCCCCAAATTGCCGGAAAGCTACTTGCTCACCATTAACTGTCATAGCCTGTGTCTCAAAGACTTCAGCATTAACCTCAAGGATGCGCTTCTTAAAACCACGCAATGAACCAGACTGTATTTGAGGCTCAACTGGTAATGTCTTGATCTCAACATCATATGCCAGACCAACCTCATAGCCAGTCACACTATCACGGTCAAAAGTTACGGTATTGCTTGTGACGGTCTCATCCGGCTGGACAATGCCATCCAGGATAACCTTAACCGTCTCAGTGTCCAGGTGAGCCGCTGAAGCCGTAGAGGCAACACCTGACGCCTGGACTGCGCTATCTAGGTGAAGTATGCTGTCGAAATACTCCACAAAGTAATAGTCAACACTATCCACTGTGCGTTTGACCACTGCATAAATGGTGTCAACATCTACACCTACGGCCTCAAACGCACCATCAGTTGTGAACTCAGCCGGAGCCGTAACCTCTTGGGACCGGAGCAATGAGAAGACAATTAGTGAGCCATCATCATCATTAACGATCATCAAACGGTCACTCTCATCAGTAGAGGTAGCGCGGCGGATGGCCATGTCCTTCGGCGTCTTAAACAAATGGCCGGATAACATTGACACGTTGCTGGTGTTGTAAGCCAGTTCTGTATCTGTAAAGGCTAGTTCGTTTAGCGACTTGCCCTTACGCTGAATAAACAGAGTGCCGGAATCAACGCCGACAATCGGCACGTTTGACTTTGAGCCATTACGGGTTGCAATCTTCACAATGAAGTTAGATGGCGTGATAGGGTCCAGATTAGCCTGGGGGACGTAGAACTCACCGCCAGTCGTAAATATCTGTAAGTCACGGCCTGAGAAGATGTCTGTTACGCTATTGAGCGTGGAGGTCGAGATTGTCGCCTCCAGGGCCGCATCGTCCAGACTCTCCCCCTTATCAAAGTTGAAGAAGTCATTAACCCTGGATGCCCAGATGGTTGATGGCAGTGACCCAGAGCCAGCAAGCCATAGACGGCCTTCATGGAAAGTTATGGCCTTAGGCCAGCCCCTGGTGTTAGACCAGGCGTCCTCATAACCATGCTCAGTCTCAAAGTCACCGGATGAGATGGTATCAGTGTCAAAGAATGATATCTCGACATATGCCTTAACAACTGTGTCGCTGACATATTCCACGATCCTGGCGCGGCCAAAGCCATTTGTAACATTAACGTATTCGCCGACCATAGCAGTGCCAAAGGCTTTGACTGAGTATTGAGATGTAGCATCAGGAGCCGTGTCCCAGGCCGGATACACCGTTAGAACTTTAGTTGATGCGACATAATCCTCAACGTGCCTGACTTGGCCAGCACCCGTACCAGCGGTGATCCTGATAAACATCCCATTCGGCTGGTCGTCACTGGTATAACTTGTGGCCGCTTTTAGCGTAATCGTATCAGCCCCACCAGCCTGGGCCGTGCCAGTATCGGTAGTAACGCTTGACGCAGTAAGAGTGATATTTCCAACCGTGGCAGACGGCGTAATGTCATAATTCGGATTATGAAAGTCTAAAGCATAAGCATAGCGTGGGATGTAATCAAAAGCGATAGTGGTTTTTGTCCAATCAGCGTTAGTCGCGCCTCGCACCAGTTTGAGTGGAGCCAGGTCCTCATGAACAAAAATAATGGTGTCAGCGGACTGGGCATAACGCAACTCAGGCAACATAGCCGCAGTAATCTCAGGTATTGCCAGGTAATCGTTACCAGAGGCGTTGATGTTGGTAATTAAAACGCCATCTCTAAAAACATATAGCTTGCCTGGCGTAATGGCAAACATATAGCTATCATCAGTGTTAAACTCAAACGGAACTAACCGAACACCGTTAGCCGCTCCACTATCCAGGGTCATGATATAGCGCAAGCCTTCGCGCCTCTTACATCCACCCTGGGGCTGAATGATGACGTTCTTAGCCGTCTCTAAGGCTGAGTAATATTGCTTTAGGTCAATCCTGGCGCGGAGTAGCGGATCAATCTCACCGACAGCAAAGTTTGTTTGGATAGAAACAAGTCGGCTCATCCTCTAACCGATATCAGACTGTAATCCTCTATCGCCTCTATCTGGCGGTTCTGGCTGTCGATAGAGGTGGCTACGCGGAAGAAGCCTCCACGCATATTCTCAGACGGCGTACCAGTCGCAATGTTTTTGAAGTAGTCCGCTTTGGTTATCTGGTCAGTTACGGTTTCCGCAATGTTCCAGGCCATCATATATTTTAGCAGTTGGATAAAGTATGTAGGCAATTCTGACTCGGATGGAGCATACTGATAATCAACATAAATAGACTCTTCAGAGGACAGAAGTTTGTCACCCATAATTTCCCAACCATATTGGATTGGCTTTGCCCCAGACGTGCCCTGATTAAAGACCGCTCTTACATTATTTAGGCGATCACCAGGCAGTTGGTATTCATATAAAAACTCATTAACAGGGGTATTGATTGTCCGAGCCAGTTGCACCTTCTTAAAAGAAAACGTCCAGGGAAACATCCCTAGAGTGCTGTCTCGAATATCATCATATAGGCGGTCACATATCTGAGCCGCATCAGTACCCTCAGAAAAAGAAGAGAGAGGTTTGGCACCCAGCATTATCAAAGCGTCTGAGCAAATAGACAGTTTTGTATCACCAGATGCCATAAGTCTCTCCTAAGTTAGGGGCGGCTGGCGTCAGGGAGAAGCCGCCCCAGGGAGGAATGTTAGTCACTATCTGTAACAGCGATGGTTGTCCCATCTGACACATCGACTACACCAGAGGCATTGCTAAGAACAATGACCAAAGAGGCAGTTGGAGTGTTGCTGTCATAGACATACATCAGATCACCTACTTTGAGGACATCAGATGCGTCATTAAAGTAGCCAGCGGTGTTGACCGTAGCGATAGCATCAGCGGTGGTGTAAGACCACATCTGAGGCGCACTACCAGCCTTTGCTTGGCCACCGATAGGCTGTAAGCCAGTTTCAGAATAAGCCATAGATCAATCTCCTCTTAGCTTTCACGGCAAGTGATTTTAGTGATACCTTCAGCATCAATAGCCACACTTCCGGCAGAGAACATTGAGGCAACCAAAAATGAGGTCTTCTCTGGAATGTAATCTACGCGGCTTGTCTGGCCCATGCCGATACCGAGGCCCATAGCGTCACGATGGAAAGCATAAACGATACGGTCACTAGAACCGTCAATCGCCAAACCACCTTCGTCACGATCCCCAATAGACACAAAACGGAAGCCAAGAAACGTGTTAACCTCACCTGTAACTAGAGCCTTGACAGTGTTGAAATCACTTGATGTGACTGCTGTTTCTGCCAATAGAGAGTCCATGTTATTGGCGTGGGCAATGATCACACGGCCTTCGGCTGGGACGTTTTTAGCATCCATCGCCTTTTTAGCGGCCCGTAGCTTTGCCACGTTGAGGTTAGTATCTGTGCCACCAATGTCATTGCTGACAGTGTTTGTGCCAGATGAAGCGGCCAGGGCGTCAATGACTACCTGATCCATACGTCTGCCAATAGCACCTGATACGACCTGGACCAATTCCGCTCTATCTTGGAAATTGACCTTGGCTTGATTGAAGATATCGCTGTACTCTGCGGCGATGTAATCTTCCATCGTTGCAGTCACTTGCGAATAAGTTGTGGACATAGGCACCACATCAGTTTGTGGTACGCGGATGCTTGCAGTTCCCTTACCAATCTTAGGGAATTTTACTGTTGAACCTTCGACAGTGCGTTCACGGGTCAAACCAGCCAATGCTCGCTGACCCTGATAGGCTTGTTTCACCTCACTGTCAAAAAGCGTCACAAATGCGTTGCTAATAGAAACGGCCATTTGCTTTCTCCTTTTGAAGTTAAAATAGGGTTAAACATCGCTTCGGTTGTCCTGGTGGGCCGGATTAGCGAGAACTGGCCGCAAAAAAC